ATAAACCCCACTATGAACTACAAGAGTATATCTCAAACCAAACACACAGCATTACCATAACAGAATGAACCAATACAAGATAAAACTCATCAAGCATTTTGAGATTACAGTAGAAGTGGCAGCAGAGAATGCCATAATGGCACAGCGCAAAGCCACACTTGCCCATCCCGGCTACACACCAAGTCAGATTACTTGGCTCAATGCTCCCGCAGCAGAACCCATTGTGAAAAAGCCCCGCACTAGACGCAGTTTGGTTAAGGCCCCTTAAATGGGGCTTTTTTACTGCCCTCCCGCAGATATTTTAACTGACTAAATATTTGTATGAGTAATGAAGCGTTTGTTTACCGTTGGAGACGAGATGATGGCAGATGGTATGTTGGCTATCATAAAGGAACTCCCGACGATGGATATATCTGTAGCAGTATCTATGCCAAACCTGATATAGAACAATATCCTGAAAGATGGACACGCAAAATATTAAGATATGGCACCAAAAAACAAATGATGGCACTTGAGATTAAAATGCTCAAGAAGTTAAATGCCAGAGATAATCCAAATAGTTTCAACAGAAGCAATGGTTATCCCCCATATGATGTGGCGCGTGCTATAGCAAGACGACCAGAAATACAAATTAAAGTTACTGGCACAAGAAATAAAGTCGCTGTCATTTGGCCAGAATTTAATAAAGAATTAAAGAAAATCTCAGGTCATTCGTTTGAGTATCATTATCTAACAAACTTCTTTTCTGTTATTAAAGAAAAGAATGCAGCAGAGATTAAACATATGATACCTGGTATTAGTGCATTATTTGGAATAGAATTGGAGTTACATTATGTCTGATAAAGATATCATTAAAAAATCAAATCGCGGTGGCCACAGAGAAGGTGCCGGAAGAAAACCTGGAAGTAAAAACAAAATAGATAAGGCAACGGTCCAAACGGTAATTGACATGTTGTATGACAAAAGTGGTCAAGTTTATGAAGAAATATTAATTGAGGACTTTTTAAAAGCCCGTCAGTCAAATGATGCTTTGACCTTAAAATATCACACACTTTTGGCAGGTAAGTTGATGCCTGATTTACAATCGGTTGAAGTTGTAGAATCAGAAGACGCAATCGCAGACAAAGCACAGGCATTTGCTGACGCACTTGCTGCATTGGCTGCTGCACCAGGAACTAAAAAATGACAATGACAACAGGCAGACTGGGCATAACTGGTCACTCAACTCGGGGCCAAACTAAAACAGAGCCAACATTCACATTGCCGCACAGTGCATTTCAGGCTAACATCAGCAAGAACTATCACGAGAAAACTATTGATAAGTTGAACCCCAGTGATGCCAGAGTTAATGCCAGATCGTTCCCACAAACTGGATTGGGTGGTTAAATGTATATGAATGATGAATGCCCCATCTGTGGTCATCGACACCGACCCCCAAACAAACAATAAATAAAAGATACAACAGGACATAAAATGCCATTAGAAAAAGGTAAAAGCAACAAAGCATTTCAGCATAACATCAAGGCTGAAATGGCTGCTGGCAAGCCACAGAAACAAGCTGTAGCAATTGCCTACAGTGAAGCTGGTGAAGCTAAAAAGCGTGATCGCAAAGAGCGTTCTACAGCGCATCACAGCGAACACAGCGCAAAACGCAGTCGTCATTATCACGAAAAAGTGGCACGAGATGTTGAAGCACAGAAAGTTGTCAGAGATCGCAATATGATGACTCGTGCTCAAGGGCAGTTAATCAATCCAGAAGAAGACCGTTTCAGTGACGGCAAACTATAAAAGGAACTACAATGAGTAATAAAGGTGTTTACACACTTAATCCTACAGATGCTGTTATGAAACAAGGCAGTGAAAAATGGCGTAGCGCATTAGCCGGTGAAGCCAAACATATGCCTAAAGCAGGTCGTTATACAGAACAGCGTAGCGAGTTGGAAGAGGATGTTCATAGTATGGAACATCCAATGATGAAAACTCGTCAGAGCAACCCAGCAGAACACAAACACAGTGATGGCAGAATGCACGAAGACCATCATCACGCTGTTAAAAAACTAAAAGGATATTAAAATGAAAAATACAACATTAGGTCGCAAGACTAGCAACACAATGAAAAAGAATGTTGGCGAGACCGGTCCTCGCAACAAAGCAGATGTAACTGGCAACGATATGGGTCTTGCCAGTTCAGGTATGTTGGGCAAAGGTGTTAACCGTGACAGCTCAACTGACCGTTACAGCCACAATCAATTCAGCAAAACAATGGGTGAGAACTATGGTATGGGTCCCCGCGTTGGCAACAAGAGCGATAGTCCAATGGATGTTGGTCCTGCCGCAACATTTGACAAACGCCGTCTAACCATCAGCACAGCAGCACAAGCCAAGAACAACATTGAACCTGGCTTTACAATGTTGCACTATGGTAACACAGATAAAATCAATGTAGGAAACAAATAATTATGTCATCTCAAGGTTTTATTGCAATTGGAACATCTACAGCATTAACAGCAATATCAACTGCTAGTAATGTTGCTTATGCTCCATCAATAACAAATACATTTAATATTGTTAATGGCAGCACAACTATTCCAGTTTTTGTTGGCATTTACAATAGTGCAACAGTGGCTGCAAACTTGGTAGTGCCAACAACAGGTAACAGTTATCCAGGCGTTGTTGCTATTCCTCCATCGTCAAGCCAAGTTGTTTCGGGCAACTTTGGTGCACAAAATACAAATACAATCTACATCGCAGCAGTTGCCAGTTCGTCAACAACTGTGTATGTAACACCAGTGAGAGATTAATATTATGGCAAAACAAGGTCACGATGGCAAATGGATTCAGGGTGCTATTACACATCCAGGAGCATTGCACAAAGAAATGGGTGTGCCAATGGGCGAAAAGATCCCAGCAAAGAAACTTGCCAAAGCAGCCAAAGCAGGTGGCAAGTTGGGCCGACGAGCAAGATTGGCTGAGACATTACGAGGATTCAAATAATGACAACAGCAAATGTAAGCGTAGTTAGTGTTCACAACTCTACGCCAAATCAACTTTATACCACAACAACTGACCAACTTGGCAAGACAGTGTTCTTGTCTGCTGGTCGTGCTTCAACAGTAGTTATGGATACTACTGATGTCAACACAGGCACCGCAGTAAGCTACAACAGCTCAACTGGTGTTTTCAGTTTACTTGGCAACATCACATATCAATTGACTGCAAGTGCCAGATTGTTAAACTCACAACCTGACCAAGCCGCACTTGCTTGGGTAGACAAAACATTGGGTGGCGCAGTAGGTCAGCCAGCAAAGTTTGATGCAATCAGTTCAACCAACATCACTTATTATACTCCAGCAGCAAACACTACAATTGTGTTGACAGCAGCAATCGGTAGTCCAACAAGTGGTTTAACTTGGGATTATCCAGCACAGTTAACTAATGCAACAGCAGCAGTTCAGTCTGTGAGTGGCTGGACAGAATAATGGCCAAGCAGGGTTTATACGCAAACATACAAGCCAAGCGTGAGAGAATAGCTGCTGGCAGTGGTGAACGTATGCGCAAGCCTGGCACAAAGGGCGCACCCACAGCGGCAGCATTTCGTGCTGCGGCTAAAACAGCACGAAAACCAAAAGGAACTAAAAAATGATGAACAACGACAAAGCAAAAAAAGGTCCAGTAAAAATCAGTAAAGAAACAGAATCAAGCTGGACTTGCCGCAACATCTACGCTGTAGATAATGTTAATGTGGCACAAGGTCCCAGAGTTGGTGTTAATGGAGCAGAAGGCAAACGAGCCAGCTTCCAGAAAGCCAAACAAGACCGTGAGCCATTGGCAACTATTATCAATGATGCTTATGCTAAACGAGCACACGAATATGCCGAGTTTGAATATACAAACGGTGGCAGCATTCACGACAACACTTATGAGAAAACTCAACGAGAAGGTGTTAAAGTTGGCCGTAGCACTAAGAAATCTCGCAGCGCATAAACACTGGATGGCCAGAGTGTAATCTGGCCATATTTTTATTTTAAGGAACAGAAATGAACAAACCCGTCAAAGGCGCAAAAACGCCAGAAATCTCTTGGGACTTGGATCCCATCGAAGCAGAAACTCCCGCAGACGCAAAATCAGAAGTTAAACCTGAAGCTGATGTAGAGTGGACAGCAAATCCCAACAAGCCTGTTAAGCCAGGCAAAAAGCAAGCAGTGTTAATCGACCATGGCTTTGATATGGAAGGTCTAATGACTGACTTCCCCACAGCCACTGAACTACAACGCTTTGTCTATGATCAAACTGGCATTGTGTTGAATCTCAAAGGCCGTAGCAACAAACTCAAATATCAAATCGCAATGGATGTGTTGAATGGTGCAGAGCCTGATGCAGCATTTACCGGCACCGAGAATCCATATTTGGATAAGGTCGATTTGATCCCCGAAGATGCACTCAAAGATGTGCCTCCACGACCAGCAGAGCTTGAAGGTCTTAACTTGGTCACCAGATTTGGCACCAACAGCTTTCCACATCCACATCCAGAATGGAAAGCACAAGATGTTAAAGCACAGGTTGTGTTTCGCAAATACGACAACAATGTAATCACTTATGAAATCTTGGGTCCAATTGCCAAAGTGCCAGTTGGTCAAAAGATTAACAAGTTTGGTCAGAAGGTGCCAGAAAAACTAACTTGGATTGATCCACGCACTGGTGAGCAGATTGTTCGTCGTGCTAATGGCACTTATACTCCAGTTGGTTCACGATTACGCAACTTTATGATGAAGCAAAAGGTTAACAAGTCAAATCAATGGGACACTTGGATCGACCGTGATTTCGTTGCACAAGGTGAGTTGTTGGACGATAATCCGTGGGGGTCAATGTGACCAACACAAACTTAGCAGCGCAACAAGTTGCTGATGTTAAGATATTGCAAAAGGTAAATGCTGCACACCGTGAGGCATTTGCCGACAAGTATCCGGGTCAGATTGAGCATTGTCTACGACTGACTATGGAACGCTTGCAAGCTGGTCTTGACAAACGAGGCAGTGTTGATTTAGCCCGGCCAGACACTTGGATCTTGATGCCACAAGAAATCCGAGACTTGGCCGAAGCTGCCCACAAACTAAACGAAATCCGTAATACATTAAAATGATTGATGAGTCATTATTGATGCGCAGAGCCATTCGCTTCTGTTGCGAACGACACGGTCTTGGCATTGAGTTTGTAGACAAATTGCCCACCGATACAAGATATAAGTTTATGGAACTTGTGTCAGTTGTGCAGGATGATATGAAGTATAATCAACTCAAATACTTTAGACCATTTGAACATCAACGTAAATTCTTTGGCACAGGTGCAAGTAACCGTAGAGGCATACTGGCCGCTAACCGTATTGGTAAAACTGTGTCAACTTGTTTTGAAACAGCAATGCATCTGACTGGTGAATATCCCGATTGGTGGGAAGGCAAACGCTTTACGCATCCAGTTAACGCAATGGTAGCTGGTGAGGGTTGGACACAGGTTGCCCTAGTATTGCAAAAAGAGTTATTGGGAACAAATGATATCAAGATTCGAGACGATGTTGGCACTGGTGCTATACCTCGTGATGCTATTGTGTTTGACACTATGCGTGCTGATGGGGCTAACTGTATGGGTGTTGAAGTCCGTCATAGCAGCGGTGCAAACAGTTATCTACTATTTGCTAACTACACGCAAGAAGTCAGGCAAATGCAGGGTTTCAAACTTAACCTTGCCGTATTTGATGAACAACCCCCTGACGATTTCTTTAGCGAGATTGTCACACGAACTGCCACAACGCAGGGCCAAGTTCTCTGTTCATTTACGCCACTTAAAGGACTCAACGGACTTGTAAGCAAGTTCTGGAACTGGGAAGATGGCTATAAGCATATTCGTGTAAGTTGGGATGATGTGCCAGAGTATGATCCTTGGGGCGAACCATTCTTGTTAATGGAGACACGCAGACAGCTTGAGCGAGATTACTTACCACACGAGCGTGAAGCACGTATTGCTGGTAAGCCTGTTATGGGTAAAGGTGCCGTGTTTCAGATACGCAACTGGCCCACTTATAAAACTGGCGATTATGATTTACGCAACATTCAGGGCTTGCACCGAATCATTGCACTTGACTTGGGTCTTGTCAACGATAAAACAGTTGTGAGCTTGATGTATTGGCATCCTACTGAAAAGGAAGCGTGGCTGCATACACAGATTGTGGTCAAAGGCATCGAAGAAGCCAACCCAATGAACTATGTAAATCATCTAATGCGACCAGAAGTGTTTGGCACTCCGATTGTGTTGCCAGCTGACGCATCAACACAGGGCAGATATACAATGAGTTCACAGAGTATCAGAGAATTCTTTGAGCAGTATGAACTCAATGTGTTGCCTGAGGCTATTATGAATCCTCCAGACGATCAAGGTCGCAGAACTAACCACAAATCGTTTGGTATAAATGTGATGCGTCAGATGCTAGAGATGGGCACACTGCACATCAATGAAAACTGCGTTGAGTTCTTGCGTGAAGCACAAAACTATTTCGTAGATGAAAAAGGCCGATTCAGTGATCCAGATGACTGTATTGATAGTGCCAGATACGCATTACTTGGATGCTTAAATGGTCTTGCTGAACCCTGGGACGGACGCAGCCCTCAACAGCGTATGCGTGATTATCGTCATCAGTATCAGTCAACACAATGGCAAAAACAAAATGATTTGCCAGAATGGAAACGGGCTTGGGATCCATCAGGCAGATAAGTTAAAATAGTGTATGAACTCATATCGTAAAAAATACAATAATCAAAAACACTTTGCTAAAATACGCAACATTGACTGGGAATTTACTTATGAATCCTGGTTAGAATGGTGGGGCGATGACATAGTAAATCGTGGCACAAAATCAGGACAGCTTGTAATGGCACGCAACGGTGACACGGGCCCATACCATCCAAATAATGTGCGCAAAGTAACAAGCAATGAAAATCATAGTGAATCTTGTGCCAATGGATTGGGTTGGCAAAAAGGTCATCGTCATTCACCTGAAACTCTTGCTAAACTTGCAGAACTAAACAAACGTCCTAAACCCCCTGGACGCAAGAATGCTGCCTGGTCTACTGAGCGTAGAGCAAAAATACAAGCCACTTGGGAAGCTAAACGCAACCGTTCAATCCCGTCGGCTGAGCAAACAATAAATAATAGATAATCGATAGGATAATAAAGAATGCTACCAACAATTTTGTCAAGAGAAAACATAACTGCATTGAATATTTTGTTAGATAACGCAGTTACTCTTGCTGATGGTGAATTTTGGGAATGCGGAGTATACAATGGTGGATCAGCATCAATGATTTATGATCGTATGCCCAAACAAAGACAACTACGTTTGTTTGACAGTTTTGAAGGTTTACCACAACAATCAGAACACGATAATATGCACAAAGCTGGTGACTTCAATGATGCAAACTATGACACTGTTGTTGAATATTTCAAAGACAAGCCCTCAGTAGAAATCAATAAAGGTTGGATCCCTGACACATTTGCAGGTAAAGATGATTGCAAAATTGCATTCTTGCATCTTGATTTGGATTTGTATGAAGGTTATTTGGCTACTCTGGATTTTGCTTGGCCAAAAATGGTCTCTGGTGGAATCGTGGCGTTTGATGACTATCAGGCTCCAAGTTGTTTGGGAGCACGTAAGGCAGTGGATGAATTTGTTGTTGCCAAAGGTATTAAATTGCACACAGATGTGAATTTACCACACGCTGCCTGGATTATTAAAGATTAATTGTGCAGACATTAACAAAGGATAAAAAATGTTAGATTTGAAAAACGTAGTCATCAGTAACTTAAACAATCACAAGGGTATGATGGCCCGCTTTGTAAAAATGAAGTCGCTGCTTGACGCAAAATGTGCAGCAAACCTGCGTTTGTTGGCCACCAAGAACAATATCAACAGAAGCTCGGACTATCACTATTTGGTTCTGGCAGTTACACAATCAACAGAACCAGTCAATGGTCTAGATTACATCCATCCAGTTGTCAAGCCCACAGTAGATTACGCTACAGCAGTCATCACCAAAGGTCTAGCACAGAACGGTGAAATTCAATTTGAGTTTGTTGCAGATGATGAAGCAGATGCTGACGCAGCCCGTCAAGCAACAAATATGGTAAACAAAATCATCAACAGCAACAATGACCCACATTTTATTTTGCAACATTGGGTAATGGATGCTTGCTTGCACAAAAACGGTGAGATGATGGTTAGCCCAATGCGTGAAAGTTTTACACGCTATGTTACAACACAGGGCACAGAAGACCAACTTGCAGCTTTTGAACAACAAGCAGAAGAAGCTGGCTTAAAAGCATTGCGTCAAAGTCGTCGTAAGCAAAAGGTTGATTATCAAAAAGCCATGGCAGAGATTCAACAATATGTTCAACACTTGCCAGAGGATCAAAGAGCAGCAACAATTCAACATCACATTGATATCAGCTTCAGAGCTGCTGATGGTGACTTTGATGCAATGACAGAAGATGCGCCCAATCTTGAAACAGAAGATACGCAAAGCGAAATCAATGCAGCAATTCGTCGCAACACTGTTTACGAAGCCAAATACAAACTAACTGGATATAATCTAAACATTAAATTCAGACCAATCGCACAACACTATTGGATGTGTGACCCAACTGTTATCAGTATTGAAGAACAACCATTCTGTGGCTATTACAAGCCAATGAGCATTCAAGAAGCCACAGAACTGTATCCTGACATTGATTTAGAAGAATTCAAAATCTATGCCGAATACAGTAATGTAGGAGCGTATCAGGCTGGATCGTTGTTAAACAACTTAGCACTGCACGCCAGAGACTCGGTGCCAATCAATGGACTTCCAGCCCAGGGCTATGCTGCCCAAGAACCAGAAGCACGCCAAGTCACTGTGCTAACCGTCTATAACAAATACGACATTGACGGAGATGGCGAACTTGAACTGGTAGAATTGATTTATAGTGGTCAATATGTTATCAGTGCCCGTGAAGTAGAATTCATACCAATTGCAAATATGGTTCCAAAACCACTTGCACAAAACTTCTATGGTATGAGTATTGCTGAATCTGTAGTTCCAATGCAAGAATATGCAACAAGTGGTCACAGAGCAGAACTACAAATGGGCTTGCTACAAGCAACTCCCCGTATTGGTGTTAAACCAGACAAATTAGACTTTGAGATGATTCAAGATGGCGAAGCTGCTATCTTTATTTTGGACAGCAAGTTTGACCCAACCAAAGACATTTACCCATTACCATTGCCAAACGGTAATCTACAGTTCATTGACACTGCAATGAACAGATTGCAACAAGACACAATGGCTATGATTGGTATGACAACTCCACAGGATACATTTAATCCTGAAGTTATGGCACCGGGCAACAGCGGTATCAAGTTGCAGTTGGCTCTTACACCAAATCAAATTATTCAAGATAACACAGTCAAAAACTGTGCAGAAGGTCTTAAAGATGCTATTTGGTTGATTTGGCGCACCTTGATCCAATATGGCGATGACTATGGTGTCAAGAAACTTGCACAAGAGTTCCACCCAGAAGGCAAAGCTGTGTTTATGGATTATGAAAACTTTGCTGAGAATATGAGTTTCAATGATCGCAAAACAATTCACATCGACTTGGCATTGGGTATGCGCAGCGATGAAAATGCTTTACAACGCCAACAAGTAATTGCACAAACACAAACACAATTGTATCAAACAGTTCAGGCCACAGTTGCTCAGGGCACATTAACCCCAACTATGTTTGAGAAGATCCGTAAACCATATGCAGACAGTTTGTATGCATTGGGCTGTAAAGATGCTGACGCATATCTACCAACCAAAGATGAAGTTGTTGATATGATTAAACAAGCTCAAGCAGTCAAACAACAAATGGGCCCAAGCCCACAAGAACAACTTGCAATGGCCAAAGCTGCTGCTGACAAAGCACGAGCACAAGCAGACACAGCAGGTGCACAATTAGATTTAATGAAAGCACAACAAATCAAAGCTGATGTTGAAGGCACAAGTGCAAGCAAACAGCTAGAAGGTGTAGCACTTATAGGTGAACACAAGGCCAGAGCCTACGGACCCTAAAAGTATAAATAACTTTAGATTGGAATTGAAATGATTGAAGATAATGTATTTGAAGCGTTTAATAACCGCCTGGTCAATGTTACTGAGTTGAGCAAACTTACAACTGCACAAGCAGACAAAGTTAAACATCTTGGTAGCGCTGCCGAGAATCTGTTAAAGAACCGTGACTTCGTTTTATTCGTTCGTCAGTTCCAACTGGAAACGATGGATGCTTTAAATGAGACCACTGGTTATACACAAGAGGATAACGCCAAGCGAATAGCATTGTCAAATCACTTCAATGCTATAGATAGTTTTATTAACTTGTTGAAAAGACAAGTAGTGTTAAAAAATCGTGTGGTAACGATACAAGAGCAACGAGCAAATGTAGAGCCCAACACATAAAGGAAATGTAAATGGACAATATAGTTCAGGATGCACCTAATCTCCCTGTAGCGGAGACGGTCCCCGTCCAAAAAATTGATTCAGGTTTGGAGTCAATAGCTGCGAAAATGGCCGCAATGCGTAACCAAGTAGTTGCTACCAATCCGGTCGAAACAGGTGTTCCAGCTGCGGCAGCGACTGAGACCCCTGTGGCGCCAGAAGGAGTTGAAGTCAATGATGACGAAAACACCGAGCCAGAAGTTGATGCTACAACAGCAGAAGATGCAGATGCCACTGATGATGCAGTCGCCCCTGAAGAGGTAAGCACAGCAAATACATCAGCCGAAGAGTTAATAGATTTCTTAGACTTCGCAGAACAAAATCCGAACGCCAAGTTCAAGTTTATGCGCAATGGTAAAGAGATTGTTATTGACGCCAAGAAGGCAGCAAGCATTTTAGGCCAAGGAGCAGCAATTAGCGAAGATGCCCGACAACTAAAAGTTGAAAAGGCAGAGTTTGATGAATACCTTACACAAAAGCGTCAGGAAACTGAGGGCTTATTGTTGGCAATGGAATTTACGGTTCGTCCGCAGCTACAAAAGGCTTACGATGAAATCATAAAGACACAGGGATATCAAAACACCTTCCAGCAACAGTTGGCACAAGCAAGAGATCCGGCACAAATTGCCAGAATTCAAGCATCAATGCAGCAAAACGAAAATTATATTCGTCAGCAAAGTGCAGTGGTGAGTCAGTTGAAGCCAAATGTTGAGCAGTTCTATGCTATTCGCAAGAATCAAGTAAATGAGATTCTTGAGAACAATAGAAAGAATTTCAAGGATAAGGAGTTGAAGAATAGTTATGTCTATAATGAGATTCGTGAGAAAGTGGCTAAAGATTGGTCAGGAGCTAAGTCACAATTAGTTCCAGGCGTAGATAATATTGACTTGATTAGCAGTGATGAACATATTTTGTCATTGATTAGAGATGGTCTGAAGTATCGTGATCGCCCAAAAGCCAAGTCAGCAGGTGGCAGTATTGCTGCACTGACTAATCGCAAAGCCGGAACAGCAATTCCCAGCGGTGAAAAGGATGAGATTCAAAGTCTTCGCTCACAAGCCAGGGGCGGCGATAAAAAAGCCGCAGACAACTTATTGATGGCTCAACTCAGACAGATAAGAGCATCAAGAAGTCGTTAAATAAAATGAAGCCTTAATTTAGGAGATAATAATGGCAACAATCACAACCTCGGC